CTTGTAATCCGTGCTCTTCTTGTGTGTGGTCAAGGCCACAGTTCGACGTGCCATTGCCCCCAGGAGTGGGACAAAACCGAGGTACCGAGCCTCGTATGTCGCCACGCCCTTTAGCCATGCCGTAGGGTCACAATTTGGGTCAGCAACACAATGGTGATTGTACAGCCTCCTGCCGAGGGTGGGGCCCCACCACCAACGACCGGCTGCTCGGTAAGGCCGGTTGCCAAGAAAGACAGCATCCACGAGCCGGGTGGAAGTGCCAATCTTTGCAATGAACCCCAAGCGTTTCAAAGTGTTGTGCACATGAGAGAAGTCCCATGGGCCCTGAAGAGCCACATCAGGGAGAAATGCCAAAGAATCATCACCCACGACAGCCAGATTGACCCGGTCCATAGTTTTCTTGAGCATGTCTGGGGTCAAGTCCTCTATCGCACACGCGTGATCTGCGGTAGCGAGGGCGGTGATCATTGCCAGGCCGTTGAGCACTGCATTCGCGAGTGCTGTGTCATCACGTCCACTTGCATTCATCACACGGCCCCGATACACCACGGTTTCAGGGTGGTCCTTCGGGAAATTCTTCGGACGGGCGCTACCTTTGGGGCGTTCCCATGCATCGAGCACTTGCCAGAACTGGCTCACCAAGTCCCAGCTGCCCGGCAATGTTCGAGAATACAAGCCTCTCATGAGCTGCCAAGTCCGTTTTGAATGGGTGCAGTCAAACATCGTATAGTCAGAGAAGAGGATGCGTGGCATGTTTGCATTCTTGTTAAGCCAATAATCCAAGGTGACTGGATCTGTAGAGGCGTAAAAGATTGGGAAGTCTGCATGCCAGCATTTCTTTAATTCATGCCCAAGGGCGCGAAAGAATGGCCCGGTGCAAATGTGCGTCGAGTCATGCGGGCCCTGAATGAGCCGGGGCTTATAACTCAACAGGGGGTGGATGAACATGCGCATGGCACTTGGTTGACCTGGGCTAGCATTCATGCTTTGCTCGCAGCAAGTGAACCGTGGCAACCACTCCCGCTTCACAAACACCGTGAATTTCTTCCACCGCTTGCCATAGGACATGAGAGCATACCCACGCAGCATCATTTCTTCGTACTCCATACGGAGAACGCGACGACGCGCCGGTGGGAAGCCATCAAGCCACTCTTCGATTGACATTGGTTGCACCTCAACTGTTCCGAGGCCACCGAGAGCAACATCGAGCAAATTCTCCTCAACATGATCCCAGGCGAGCGTGTCCACCTTGTGTGGAAGGGCCCGCGCCACGCGGCAATTGATTGCCCGGATCATTGCATCGATGCATTTCCTCGTGACCATGGGCGGGGCTTTTTCCAGGCCAAACCCCGCAAGAAACCCTGCTGGCTTGTGATCCATCAACGTCCAATTTGCCACTTCAAGCTGCACGTGACCAGTGTGCTTGATGACAACTTCGGGGTCCACTTTGATCCCAGCTGGGACAGGTAACTCGACCTCCGGAATAGATACGTAGGACGGTGGATAAAAGGTGCCAGTAGATTGGCACTCGACCCAAGCCCGCGCCAGACCAACGGGTGGGGAATTCATGGATGTGCGGCAAGACGGGCATAGCCCTCGCGGCCACCGAGTTTTTGGTGGTCTGATTTGTCCACAGCCGGGCCGATTGCAGGTTGGCGACCTTTCCTGTCGTGCGCGGCGGGCCTGATGAGTAAGCCAACGCCGAAGATGCCGATCAGTCATGGGCACAGTTGGGCGCGGCCCAAAGCCCACATGGTCACCAATGTCCTGCTCGTCCAAGGCCCAGGCCAAGGAATTATACAGCACCATGCCCTCAGCAATCAGCGGTACTTGCCCATCATACTCTGTCGTCTCCTCGCCTTTATGCATCAATTGCAAAATCTTGTCCTTAATGAGCAATGCGAGGT